CTGGTGGCAAGTAGGGTAAAACTCACTGAGTATCCCTCAATAAAAACCAAATGCGAACCGTATCCAACGAAACCACCACAGTAAAGGCTACACCAGCCACTGGGCTTGAGACTTATAGTGAAACTTTGTCTGACGGCCGAACCCTCACAATTAGGGAAATGACCGGCAGGGATTTAATTTACCTAGAAGAAGAACTTGGTGAATTCAAACAAGCCAAGCAAAGCTTTCTATTGGCCGAACGATTAACAATCGGTGAGGATAAAATTTCCTTTGACGAAATTGCTGATCTCCGTCTTTCAGACATCAAAAAAATCAGTGAGTTAGTCGGCAAGGCAATGGGAGAAGTTGTAGTTGACCCAAAATCTTAATTGAGGATCAAGACGACTTTTCGTATCTTGTAACTATAGACGGGTGGGGGCCATTTCACCTCAGGGAGATAACCCCGAAAGACTTCTATAGGGCACAAATCCTCAGGAATGGTGAGAAGAGCTTCCTACCGCTACTTCTAAGGGTGATCTTAAATACCGAAGCTATCGATGAAACCCCGTCTAAAGTTTTCAAAGTACTAATTGACTGGGCAGTGACAACTATCTTTCAAGAAAATATTCTGTCAGTGGAAAATTGGCTTGAAGTAGCGTTTCACTTATGCAAACAACGGTGGGATTCATCCATCGATTGGTTGGAAACTCAACCTATGAGTAAAATTAGAGCCATGATTGAAGTCAATAAAAAATATGCCGAAGAACAAGAGAACTTAATGAAAAAGAAATAATAAATGAAAATTAAAGTCACCCTAAAGGAACCAGGTTCTATGCAACCCTTTAAATTAGGGTGGTGGGGTCCGGCCAAAGTGGAATGGGCCCCTGCCCTTCTAGATGATAACAAGGTTAACTGGCCGTCTCAAGTAGATCCCGAAGGGAGACCCTGGATTAAATTAAGCCCCAACACTATAAAGAAAAGAATTTCTAGTGGGTTTGGAGCTGGCCCCATTTTGAGGCAAACCGGCGAAATGCAAGACTCAGCCACTATTAAACCTTGGGGTAATAGATTCTTAGTCGATACGACTCCGTGGGGGGTGTTCAACCAATTTGGGACTGAAAAAATGCCCGCCCGCCCATGGATGGGAGTACCAGATAGCTCCCTTGACAAACTATCTGACATTGCCTGGAAACACATTCTTAAATAACCATGACAAGACAACGCGCTAAAGACCCCGTCGGTAAATTTGTTGGCGATGACCCAACTACCCCCAATGTAAATGAAGCCTGGGACGAAAATCCAGCTGCTGAAATTGCACCCAATCCAGAAACCCCTGAGCCCCCCGTAGCCATGGTGCCAGGGCCCACAGAACCCCCTGGTTTAGAGTCCGAATCACACGAATCACACGAACCCGCTGTCATCGATCTGAAAACAGCAGAGAGCACTGCCATTAAGGATAAACCCACTAAGGAGTCCATCGAGGCGTCTATTCAAGAGAAACTTTCCAATAGGTTAAACTCCCCGGAAGTAGACCCATTTGTACCTTCGAGTCAACTTAATAACGAAGTTAAGGAAGTTTCTAGGGATAATGGCTTCCCCCTAACTCGTGGTACTGAAGTTGGTGCTCGCCTGATGGCAAAAGCAAAAAGAGGAACCTGATAGATGGCAAACCTAGTTTTTCAATCTGGTTCAACCTGGAGAAGACTGGGTTTTGCTCTATACTCAAACTCCCTTTCATACAGGGAAGTTCTAGATAATAATCCCACATGGTCTGTAGTAAAAAATCCCCCTTTAGGGACAATTCTTAACCCGGGTAGTGTTACTGGGTCAGTTACGTCTGTGGGGTTAACCCAACAATCCCCCGTACTGTCCCCCGTTACAAACTCTGTGGGAGACTTCTTCCCTTTCACTTCTCAAGAGTCTTACGCTGAGTCATTATCGAGATACACCAGATTGTCTTTAAGTGATGTAGAAAGAAACAACGGTTGGTCAGCCGCTAGTGTTCATTCCGATACTGGCAACCAATAGGATAAAACCTCCAATCTTTGGCTAGGGGGTATCACTATCCAGGTCAGAAAGGATGTCAATTTAGTGGTGGGTAAATATTAATTGTCCATAAACAATCCTTGGCCTACGGGCACCACCACCGGAGTTATCCCCGCCGGTACGAGGATTAGGTAAAGGGGGAATACTAAATATAAAATGGCAACTTTCTCTTTTGGCACCACCCCTGGGGCCCCTGGTACATTCATAAACGAAGTCGCTGGCAATATTACAGCCGCGCCAATCGCAACATTTAACACTGCCTATATGTTGGTGGAGGCTGAGGACTCTGTCCCAGTAAGTCGCTTTCCGTTTAACACCCCGGTCGTCATCACTTCTTTAAATGACTATAGGGCCCTAGTAGGCGGAGTACCCACCGAGAAAATCCCCCTCCTTAGCTATAATTGTGTAAATGAACTTTTCCTAAATGCTCAACAAGTTGGGGACGTTCGTGTTGTCAGAGTAGGAACACCAACCCAGATTGCTGAAATTGAGTTTCTACCTTCTGGCACCAAAATCAATTCCACTGGACTGCCCTCCCAGCTTGAAGCTGGTGACCGGGTATACATCCAAATGATCCTCAATGGCCAAAAGCTAGTGGCTGGGGATGGTTCCACTGGTTATACTGCCGATGGCGAGTGGCTCGGTGTCCCTGTTACTATCCCCGTTGGTTATATTGTTGGGGACGAAGTAAATAACCGCAAAATTTCATCTGCAATCGTCAACGCATTTGCTGCTGCAATTGAGTCTAATCCTAGCATTAGTAGCTCTGCGTATGTCAGGGAGTCGGGCTTAGTAAATACCCTTTGCCCTGAGACAAATTCAGAAAGCGGATTTGCAGTTCTAGCAGCTACAACTTTTGATGGGACCATTCAAGTAGTACCTGAACAATTCATTGTAGGCGCTGCTAAAATCTTAATGACCGATTGCTATGTGGTTGGAACCATTGATTGTGCCCAGACTAGCCTAGAAAGGGTTCCTCAAGACTATGTTCAGTGCATCAGAACTGCATTTGACGGACAACAAGACCAGGGGTATCTGCTATCGCCCACTGCATATGCGCAGTTTGATGCTGCAGGTAGAACTGCCGTGGGAGCTGCTGCTGCGGCCCATTGTGAAGATGGTAACTTTAAGTGGCTGGCTTTGGCAGATAGTGGCTCGTTCTTAGTCACAGATATCAATAAGTATAAAAACTATATTCCACACCAGCCTGCCGAAGATTTGGTAATGGGCTTGAAGTATTTGGTTGATAATACCATCTACGAATGGACCGGCAATGACGTTACTTACAGACGTTTGCCATACCAATCCATGATCCCTGGCCATAGCCCAAAGGTCGCAGTACTGCAATCTACAGCAACTGTAGCCGCTGGCGAGAAGGTCGGCATTTTAGACCCCGCTGTCTTTGCACTGGAGTCCGTTTCTGGTTTGGCCCAGAATGGCATTTTCGTCGTTGATGGTGCTGTTTGGCCAGTCGGGAAAGAGATTCAAGAGGTGACCATCAGCAACGCTGGTGCGGACTTCGGCGGATTGTTTGGCATGGGTGAGACTTCAGCTACTGTCTATATCGTAGCACCCCCTTATGATGAGAATCTGTTCTGTGCTTATCCTTCTAATAGTAGCACTCAGTATGTCTACATTACAGAAACAGCATCTGAAGCTACTGCAGTATTGACAGCGGTTATGGCTGCTGGGGGCACTGACCTTGTAGCTAACGGTGTAGCTGCAGCAAATGGAGCTTATGTAGTTAGCACCCCAACCGGATCTACAGCGGTCGTCACCTATGGCACACCAGACTGGAATTGGCCTGTTGAAATCCAGGGGCAAACCTCTGACCTGATTCAAAATATCACAGGGGAAACAAAGGGCGTTAATACATTGCACCTTCCTGCAACCCTTCAGGATTCAACCAGAGACTATAGACTGAATTTCGTCTCAAGGACTTTATTTGACCCTTCTGAGGGTATCAATTCTTATACCATGGCCGGTAGTACTACTGCTCATGTGTCACTAGACATCAATAAGCACGGTCTAGTCAATGGTCAAAAAGTCTTCTTCACGCAAGCTGTTTTGGCTGGCACCACGACTTTGCTAAAGGCAACTACTGCTAACTCCATTAATCCCTACTTTGTTAAGGTCATTGATAATGACATCATCCTGCTAGCATCTAGCTATACGGGGTATTTGTCTGGCTCATATATTACTTTCCCATCTGGCTCTATTTCCACAAAGCCCACCATTTTGTACTCTGGAGTATTAGGTGGTAACTTAACCTCTGTTAATTTGGCCGAACTAACCACCATCCCCCTAATTAGGGCTCGGAAATATGGTTTAAACAGTGGTATTATCGCAAGCCAGGCTGCTGACGCATCGGTGGCACCAGCCCCCGGAGCTGGCAACCCAACTGTGTCCATGTACCTTAATAGGAGTTCCAAGATCCTTGGTGAAGAGTTGATTTTCCCCTATGGTGAAACCACATCTGCTGGATGGCTGCCTACCTTGGCTTTAGTTAACCCTGGTGCAACGCAGAGTTCAACTCAAAACTATATTTGCACCCCGACTACAACTCAAAACTTTACCTCCCAGGCCTTCATAGTACCAGCTATTGACGCCATTTACGGTGGCGACTACGAGGCTAATACTACTGCTAGCACAGGACTTCTTGATGTAGCTTCCCCTTATGCAGTAGCTAGCGGACTGGCTGTTTCTAGCACAGGCATCAATATTCAGTCTTCTATCAGCCATTTAGGTGGTGTCTACTTCCAAGTGACCTCGGCACCAACAAACTCTGTGGCACCAGACGGTACTACTGCAGTTAAAGTGGGCGACAGGATCGCCGCAGTGCTTAATGGGGGCAGTTACGACTGGGTTGTGGTCCCTGCTAATAACCTTGGTGGTGATCTTACATCGGTTGGCCATGTGTGCCATGGCTCACAAGTCGAACTTGTATTAACCGAAGAGCAAACACCATTAACCAATTTGTGGAACTTTGATGCCATTACATCCACTGAGATTATCGATGATGCTTTACGTGGGGTGGGAAATTCAGGAGAACCAGAGGCGGTATTCATAGAGGCAGGTGTCGATAATGTAGCACGCTTGCTAGAGGATAGCCAACGCTACTTTAACGCTTTTGGATTTATTGCCTACTATGGCCCACACATCCTTAATTCAGCGGGTCAGTACATTCCTCTCTCCCCATATGTGGCCGGTGTTGCACTAAGGCGGTATCGTTCTGAGGGGTTCCAATTCCCTCCAGCTGGCACTAAGTATCAACTTGTCGATGCCGTTAGTGTTCAACTTTCTGTCAACTCAGCTCAACAGAACCTGTTGAATCCCAGAGGTTGCAACGTTGCTAGGACTTTACCTGGTTATGCTTCTTCTGCGATTTTCATCTGGGGCGGAAGAACTAGGGTTAACCCTGCTGTCCCCGAACAACGTAAGTTCCAATTTGTCAACACCCGCGTCATCCAGAACGTTGTTTATGGTTCGCTCCGCAGGGTATTTGATAATCAAATCTTCTCAGTAATTGATGGCTTTGGAGTTATCTTCAACCAGATTGTCACCATTGGCAACAGCGTCATGGGTCAACTTTACAACGAAGGTGCTCTTTATGGTGCTAAGCCTTCGGATGCTTTCCAGGTCATCTGCGACGAAAGGATCAACAGGGTCGAAGATCTGGAAAACGGAATCGTCAATGTCCAAGTCTATGATGTCCCTGTCCCAACAATGGAAAGAATCGATGTTGGATTGATTAGAGTTTCCATTGGTCAAATGAGCAATGAACTTCAATCAAGGGGCTTAGGTTAATCTACAAGAGGGTTAATGAACAAGGAATTAAAGCTACAGATTCCTGACTCTCTTTTTTCTAAGCTAGAGCAAGAAGCTAAG